GCCAATTAAGTGCTGTGATAGAGCTTGTCGTTGCGTTCTTGACTATGTTAATGATAGCATTAGCAGTATATAAATTACCATTGTTGTGGACAGCACCTATCAGTTTAAGTATTTTGGGTATTATGGTATATTATAGTGTGTATCAGTACACCAGTAAATTGGTATTATTAGATGCCACGTTTCCTGTGTTGGCAGGATTTTTAATTTTTACTCAATCAGCATTTAATAACTTTTATAAACAATACAAATTGCGTGAACAAATTAAAAAACAATTTGAACATTATCTGGCTCCAGCAATGGTTAAAAAATTACAAAAAGATCCCAGTTTATTGCGATTGGGTGGCGACACTAAAAATATGACCTATCTGTTTTCAGATATTCGTGGATTTACTCCAATATCAGAACAATTTAAAACAGACCCGCAAGGTTTAGGGAAACTGATAAACAGATATATGACTCCTATGACAGATTTGGTTATGCGTAAAGAAGGCACAATAGACAAATATATAGGAGATGCCCTAATGGCAATTTGGGGAGCACCACTTGACGTAGAAAATCATGCTCAGTTGGCAATAGAAACTGCTCAGGAAATGGAAACTGAATTAGCAAAATTAAACAAGGAATTAAAAGCAGATGGACTTATGGAGTTGGGAGTTGGTATAGGAATTAATACTGGGGAAGCAGTTGTAGGTAACATGGGATCAGATCAGAGATTCGATTATACTGTATTAGGTGATAGTGTAAACCTGGCGGCTAGACTTGAAGCACAAACCAAAGAGTATGGTGTATTCTTTATGTTTACAGAACATACATTAAAAGAATTTCCTGACAGACCCAAGAATTTAGTTATGTTAGATAAAATTGCTGTAAAAGGCCAAACAGATCCTGTAAAAATTTATACTATTTTAAGAGACAACAAATATGCCAGAACAGTTATCAGAATGGTAGATGCTTATCAGGATCGCGAATGGGGAACATGTGCGGTACAAATAAAAATTTTAAAAGACAATGGCTGGAACGATTACCTGGCAGATATGTACAGTGAAAGAATTAAAAAGCCTGTGCCTGAGGGCGAATGGGACGGAGTAGACAGAAAAACAACTAAATAATATATATGTTTAAAAGTATTAAAAATTGGTGGTATAAACTTATAAAAGAAGAGTATCTTCTGGAAGTATGGTTTCTGAACGAAACAGGCGGCAGAACTAAAAAAGAATTCAATCTAAAATCAATATCTAAACGAACAAATAAACACATCAAAGGTGTTTTAATGGATGGTACCCCACTGGAAATTAAAACTGTTGAACCTTTTGATTATTGTCTAAGAAAAATATACTAATTATTCGTCAGGATTCCAGTGTAGTATATCAGCAAAAAAATTATAAAAGTGTTTGTAATCTTTTAAAGTTCTTTTAGCATGAAATAATTCCAGAGGCACACCAGCATCTATCTTTGTAATGGGAAAATAATATCTTTTAATTATTCTTTCCAGTTGTTTAATATCCTTGGCCAAGGCATCTCTGATGATATTGTTGTATTCTCTGTCGGTGATCAGATCTATTAACCAATAGTGATGCGGATCTTCACTATTAAATCTTCTGATAATTTCACGTGTTTGATAATACAAAGCACGAACAGGATTCATATCAGGTCTATATAGATTCATTACCTGTCCAAAATAAAAACTGCTGTGATTTGTATGAAGTTTCTTCATTATACTGGTATAATCTTTTTTGAGTGCCAGTCTAAGAGATTCTATGTTTTCTTCAATTTTTTCATAATACTCTTTTTTAAGTTTTACAGCAAGTCTTCTATATTTTGGTGTCAGTTTGTCTATATACAACTCTGTGACCTCTTCAATATTATAACTGCCATCGAGTATTGAATGAGGGATAGTCTTTGTTTTCTGGTATCTATCCAGTTCGTTCTGTATTCGCAACACAACAAAATCTATAATTTCGCCTTTGCTCATAGTAATATTTATTAAGAATTGATATCTAGTATAGTATGTAGTTTTTCGGTACCACCGTTTTTATACAGGGTTATTTTAGCACCATTATGTAATGGTTTAGGCCATTGTCCTATGTTTACCCAGGCATATCCGGCACTTTCTCCATTTAGTTTTGGTGGCATGAATTCTTGATCTACCACATAAACAAAACTATAATAATAAAAGTTTTTGTCTTTGCTCTGGTAGACATCTATGGGATTTAATTTTTGAAGCTCAGGAACCAGACCTATTTCTTCTTCCAGTTCTCTAATAATACATTCATATGGAGTTTCGCCTTTTTCAATTATTCCTCCCCAGAACCCCCAGGTGTGATTAAAACGTTTATTACCTTCTCTGAGTTGGAGCATACATCTTCCTGTGTCTTTGGCAAGAAATACTACTCCTGCTCCTGTGATATTCATTTAGTCTCCGGTTAGAGGACCAATCTCCAAAAACCTGGATTATAGGTACCTTCATAACTACTTATCCATTGGGTTCCAGTCCAACGGAATTGTTTGGAGGTGTTGTCGTTAGTGACATATTGTGTACTAGAGGTAGCACTGGCATCAAAACTAACAGTCCAGGCACTGCCATTATATTCTATAATGTCATTTGCTGAAGCATCAAGCCCCCAATTAGGATATCCTACATCATCTAAATCTTCTGTTATAAGATATCTTTGTCCTATTGCGGCAGGATCTAAAGTACCATCACCTGGATAATTTGTATGTGGGTCTATTATTTTGTCCACATTAGTGATAGTATTTGTGGGTAATGTGTCTGTATCTAAATTAAAAATTAGTGTTTCTGGTACGCCAGGTGTTTCAGCGACAGTACCAACCAACATGTTTAGTTCATTATCACCGTCATTGCTGATGTTTAGTTTTAATAAACTGGTTGCTGATAGTGTTCCCTGCATTTCTATAATGTCGCTCCATATAGCAGAATTGCCTGTGTTATCTACCAGAGTAGCAGTTGCCCCAACAACCTGTACATAATAGTCATTAGGTGTAACAATTACTTCTGCTAAATCATCTACAGCACCAAAGAAATCAGCATAATCAGGACTGTAACCAAGTTCATTAAAGTCGCTTACATTGTGTATGTCATTTACAATTCTCTGAATAATACTTTGACGTTTTATTTTAGCAGGAGGTGAAATCCAAATAGGCACAGCAAAGTTCAATGTGGAAATATCCAAACTTTCGTCTACACCTGCCGGAATAGCTCTGCTAGTCCAGTTTATATCTGTAAGTTCAACTTCAAATACGTTACTCCAGTCCAGTGGGTTGTCATTACTTTGTAACTGAATACTTGGATTAAATAAAACAAAAATTTGTTCCAACACTTGTAATTTTGTATCTGTGTTAGTGGTCCAGATATCAACATTTATACTCATGTTATATGGTACTGGCATATATCTCTGAGTTGTATATAAATTACCCTGGCTGGAAGTATATGCTCCTGTGTCTTGATCGTATTCTCTTTCTGCTACCTGAGTGGTGTCCACTAGAAATGGTTCATGTGTTCTGTCTCTGGCTGGCTGAATACTGCCTATTGTGACACTGATGAATGGAGCACTGTTAATAATATTTTCTGAATTATTACGCAATATGCTGGCAACCATTCTGCTGGCATCACCATATCTAGCAGGCACACGATTATATTTTACACCTTCTCTTGTAAATTCTCGAACTTTGAAATTAGAAAATACACGGATTAACTGGATTAAATATCTTTTAATCTGTTCATCATACCAGTAATCTAAATTTTTACCTGCCATTAGTTATCTGTCCTTGGTTTAACAACTTGGCTAAGGTTTTGTTTTTCATTTATTGAACCACCTGTGTCGTCCAGTGTTGTTGTATTATCATTGTTGATAAATGTTGTGAGTATTCTGTTTGCGGCCGCCCATGTTCCTCTGGTGTCTGTACCAACATTTAACCAACGTGTTCCAGATTTTTTATACAATCTGTTTGGTGAAAAATCTGTTCTCAAGAAGTAATCACCATCACTACCTCCCATAGGGAATGTTTCACCACTACCCACAATACTTAATCCATTAATGGGTTGCCCATCATTACCAGCAAAGTCCAGTGTGGGTGCCGGTTTATCAGGTACTGTTTCATCAAAATATAAGTGAGCAGTATTTCTGTATTGTGGATCATAAGGCACATCTTTTTCTGCTTGTTCCAAAATAGCATCATTAATTGTTATATCATTTTGGTATGTGCTGATGAGATTTCGTAAATCTGTTTCTTCTTCACCAGTACCAAGTATATCTCTGTACTCTTGTGAATCTGTTATTGGTCCTAGTTTTACCCTCCAAAGATGTGGCCACCATCTGGGATCATATCCTTCCGCTGGTCTGCTACCATCTGTGACTACATAAAATCTGTTAATTGCTTCGTCACTACCTAATAATAAGTCGTCTCTTAAATGTGGTAGTTCCAAGACATCACCTGGCATAAGTTTTCTGCCTATGGCTTCTACCATGCTTTCAATATGGAAATTCATAAACACTTGGTCGTTTGCTAAAAACATACCAAATTGTGTTAAATCAAAAGCATCATTGTCGCCTAAATTGTATTGACCACGTAATTCATATATGTCAGGATCATATTTTCTGTCTCTGTTTTCTAAAAATAACAAATCCTGTATAAAAACTTCATCATTTGTGCCAGATGTACTGGTAGGTCTTGTGGGATCATCACTGGAGCCAGTATCTTGTATTCCTAGATATTTGTGAACATGTACACCAGTACCACCTGCGTAGATATGCTCGCCAACAATTCCGTCTATAAAATTATAGTCGTTTGTTTTAATTGGGTTCCACAAAGAAAGCCTTGGCATTATTTAAACTCCATTATGATCATACTACTATTTATCGAGTTATAAAAATCAAAAGTTTTTCTTGACAAAACAAAAAACATTGTTACACTACAAAAATGGACTATTTAATTTTTATTGGCTTTATAATAGCCAACTCGTATTTTATGTATAATTTGGGTTTAAATGCTGGAAAGTTTGAAGGAATGATCACTATTACTCAGTTTTACAAACAAAAAAGTGTACTTAAAGATAAAAAGAAGATATTAGGGTTTAAACACTGGCCAGAGCCTATTCAAGCCCTATATGATATGACTTTAGTAGATTTTAAACAAAAATGATATATAACTTACATGGCAAAACGTAAAACAGCAAAAAACACATACTTGATAAAAGAGCCTAACTGGAAAGAGTTAGCACTTTTACAGACAGAAGAAGACAGAGAAAAAGCATATCAATATTGTCATTATTTTGTCCACCAGGAAATACAAAGTAAAAATTTACAAAATCATATGAAAGACTGGATTAAATTATCTAGTGGTTGGGATAAAAAGGACATTAAAAAAATATTAACCATTCCTGATAGTTATTTTAGTACACCAGGAAAATACGCATTTATTTTTAAAAAATTGGGCTACATGACTCAGGACATTTTAAATTATATAAATGAAACTAAAAAACCAGAATGGTTAGAACGTGCCAAAAAAATCATTTCTGTAAAAGAAGAAAAGCAGGCCAACAAAAGAGTAATCAGTATTCAGGACAGAATGCGAGAACAAGTATCAGGAATATGTGGAGAATGGGAGGCCAAATTGGATATTTTTGTTGATTTAGAAAATTTCAACATAAAACAGTTTGACCCATACAACGAAATGAGAGCTCATAGTCCACTTATAAAACCAGCACATGCTAAAATTATTAAAGAAATGTTTGCTGATGAATATGCTGAAGCAAAAGAAATAGTAGCATGGCAAGATCCAGATTTAAAAGAAGCATACAGTCATTTTGATGCTAAAATGCGAAAAGGCTTTTTGGCATTTTTTGAAAAAATAAATTCAGCATGTGACACATTAATACAAACAGGTAAAGCACAACGTAAACCCAGAAAACCCAAAGCAATTAGCAGAGAAAAAATAGTATCTAAATTAAAGTACCAAATTAACGATAGTGATTTAGGTGTTGCCAGTATTAATCCTGTGGAAATTATAGATGCTAGTGAAGTTTGGGTTTATAATACAAAAAACAGAAAACTGGGTGTTTACAAAAAAAGTTCTACATCACTGGGTTTAACAGTAAAAGGAACAAGCATAAAAGACTTTAATGAGACACTCAGTGTACAAAAAACCCTGAGGAAACCAGCAGAGCAACTGAAATCCTTTAAAGGAACTGCTAAAACAAAATTTCAATCAGCATTTGACGAAATAAAAACCACAGACACTAAACTGAACGGCAGATGTAATGATACAACTATTATACTCAAAGCATTCTAATCAAAAAATAGATAAATAGTAGTATCAATGGAGAATAGTTTATGCCACAAGACCAAATAGGATACAACAGCAGAGAAGATCTCATTCAGGAGTTGCAACTTCGTTTGGCTGATGGTATTGTTGATGTGGAACTGGACAGAGCTCATTATGACGTTTCAATAGACAAGGCACTAGCAATTTACAGACAATTAAGTGCTGGAAGTGTTGAAGAAAGTGTTTTATTTCTACAAACACAAGATGGTGTAACAGAATATACACTTCCAGATGAGGTCCAGGAAGTTAGAAGAATATACCGCAGAGGTATTGGTACTAACAGCGGTGGCGGAACAAACTTTGATCCATTTGATGTAGCATTTAACAATATGTATATGCTACAAGCAGGACAAATAGGTGGACTTGCTGTGTTTGATGCATTTGCTCAATACAAAGAAACAATTGGCAGAATTTTTGGTAGTGAATATAATTTTATCTGGAACAGAAACACTAAACAACTTAAAATTTTAAGAAATGTCAGACATGAAGAGGAAATCGCTGTGGGTATATACAATTTTATTCCGGAAAGTATTCTTTTAAAAGATGTTTATTCCAGTAATTGGCTTGGAACCTATGCTTTGGCCCAGAGTAAGATGATGTTGGGCGAAGCCAGAAGTAAATATACTAGTGGATTACCAGGAGCCGGAGGAGCCATACAGTTAAATGGTGAGGCTCTAAAAGCAGAAGCACAAACAATGATAGACAGTTTAAAAGAAAGCATACACAATTTCGAAGAAGGCAACATACCGTTGAACTTTATTATAGGTTAATGATTATAGGACTAGTTGGATTTATTGGATCAGGCAAAGACACCGTTGCCAAGGAATTCTGTAAACTAGGCTGTGTTCAAGACAGTTTTGCCGCTCCCCTAAAAGATATGACAGCCAGTATATTTGGATGGCGTAGATCTATGCTGGAAGGCGACACTGTAGAAAGCAGAGACTTCCGTGAAACACCTGATATTTTTTGGACTAAAAAGTTAGGTATTTCAAACTTTACACCCAGATTAGCATTACAACTGTTAGGCACTGATATCATGAGAAAAAATTTTAGTGAGGATATTTGGTTAGACAGTTTAGAATACAGAATCAGAACT